AAATACTAAAACAGATATTCCCGATCAAAAAACTAATCCCCAAGACTCTGGGCAGGGAGATTGTCAGACCGAAGATATGCAACAAACTGAAGAGCAGCAAGAAGAGCAAGAACAGCAAGAAACTAATACTTCTCCCAGTATGGCAGGTGGTTCTTTTAAAAGTGAAGAACCAGATGAAGAGGAATCTTATGGTGGAACAGATCCAGAAGTAAAGACTGATAGTGCATTTAATGACAGCATTAAAAATCTTGTTGATCTAAATTCTGTTGGAAATAACTATGTAGAACTTCCTGACTTAAATCTTGAAACCGTAATCAACTCAAATAATAAAGTTCATTCTGTTATTTCAGATCACTTTAATATTTTTGAGAGTGAAGTGTTTTCTACTGTAGATAAAACTTTCCGCGAGTATAAAAAAACTGCACAGAAAGAAGTCAACTATCTTGTGAAAGAGTTTGAGTGTAAGAAAGCAGCAGATTCTTATTCCCGTTCTAGTACTTCCCGCACGGGTGTTCTAGATTGCACTAAACTCCACACTTACAAATACAATGAAGATCTGTTCAAAAAAGTAACAGTTATTCCTGATGGTAAGAATCACGGTCTGGTATTTATTTTGGATTGGTCTGGTTCAATGTCAAGTGTTCTTATGGACACTTTGAAACAGTTGTATAATCTTATCTGGTTCTGCAAAAAAACAAATATTCCTTTTAGAGTATATGCGTTTACTTTTGAATTTAATAGCATTGATTATTATAAAACCAATCAACCAATCTATCATTACGATAAAAAAGTTGGTCTTCTTTGTGTAGATGAAAGATTCTCTTTGATGGAGTTCTTTACTTCTAAAGTAACTTCTAAAGAACTAGAAACTCAAATGAAAAACATTTGGAGGATTGCATATCAGTTTCGGCATTATGTTGAATATAATGTTCATCCAAAACTTGGTCTGTCTGGAACACCACTTAACGAATCTGTAATCGCACTTAATAAGATTATTCCTTTGGTTAAAAAACAAGAAAATCTTCAAAAAATTCATTGTGTTATTTTGACTGACGGAGAATCAGGTCACCTTCCCTATCACAAAGAGTTTAATCGTAAGTGGGATCAACCAGGAGAATCATATATTGGATCTGCTAGACTTTCTTTCAATAGTTATGTGCGTAGTCGTAAAACTGGAAAAGTGCATGAGGTTCCACAAGAATGGAGTAAGTTTACTGAAACTTTATTGACTTGTGTTAAAGACGAAAACCCAACTGTAAACTTTATTGGTATTCGTATTATTGAACGTGACGTGTCTTCTTTTATTCGCCAATCCACTGGTTGGTATAGTGATGAGTATGACCATGCGATAAAGCAGTGGAAAAAAGAAAAGTGTGTTTCTCTTTCTTCAAATGGTTATACTAAAAAGTTTGGATTTTCCGCATACTTTATGTCTCAAGAAGTTGACTTTAATGTTAAAGAAGATGCAACTAAGACTCAAATCAAAAGTGCATTTATTAAATCACTTAAAGCTAAAAAACTAAATAAAAAAATCCTAGGAGAATTTGTAGAGGTTATTTGCTGATGAGAAATCCAGAAGAAGCATTTACTCGTTGCCCTTATTGTGGGGAATCGAATAGACCTTGTTCTCAAATAACTAGTCTGGCAACGGCATACGCAAGAGATGCTTGTAGAAAAAAATCCTTGGGTGTGCCATTTACATCTCTGTCCACTCTGCCTCCGACTCTGCCCCACTCTGCCCTATACTAACTTCAGTTCAAACAAACACCCCAACCAATGGCACTTTCCACTGATTACGTCCGTACCTCTCTCCAGTCACTTTATGGCGACAAAATTACAGCAGGAGATATTCGTGCTTGGTGTGCTATGAATGGTAGCAACTACCAAACTGTCACTAACAAACTTGTTCAATACAAGGTTAGTCGCGGTAGTTGGGATCTTACCGTTCGGGAACAAATGGAGCAAACCTACCAGTCTATCCCTGCAATTCTTCCCGAACGGGAACTGCAAAATCTTATTCCAACTAAAGATGATACCTTTGTCCGCTTTGGTCATTTCAGCGATATTCGTAAGATTATTCAGTCCAGTCTTTTTTATCCTACGTTTATTACGGGTATGTCTGGTAATGGTAAAACTCTGTCTGTTGAGCAGGCATGTGCTTCTCTAAATAGGGAGATGATTCGAGTGAACATTACCATTGAAACTGATGAAGATGACCTTATTGGTGGATTCCGTCTTGTCAACGGTGAGACCGTTTGGCACAATGGTCCAGTCGTCGAAGCGTTGGAACGCGGTGCGATTCTATTGCTTGACGAGATTGACTTGGCTTCCAACAAGATTCTTTGCCTTCAATCCGTCCTCGAAGGAAAAGGAGTCTTCCTGAAAAAGATTGGTAAGTATGTCCGTCCTGCTGCTGGATTCAATGTATTTGCTACTGCTAACACTAAAGGAAAAGGTTCTGATGATGGACGTTTCATTGGCACTAATGTTCTGAATGAGGCATTCCTTGAGCGATTCCCAGTAACTCTAGAGCAAGAGTATCCTACTCCTGCAACTGAGCAAAAGATCCTTGAAGGTATTGCTTTGGATTTGGGTGTAGAGGATCGTGATTTCTGCAAGCGCCTAGTAGATTGGGCTGACGTTATTCGCAAAACGTTCTATGATGGTGGTATTGATGAGATCATCAGCACTCGTCGTCTAGTCCACATTATCCGTGCCTACAGCATCTTCCAAGATAAAGCAAAGGCAATCCAAGTTTGTGTCAATCGTTTCGATGATGAGACCAAACAATCTTTTATCGAACTATATGACAAGTTTGATGCCGATTTCAAAATGCCTTCTGAAGATCAGCAAAAGCAGTGTCTTGATGACCACAATTTTTCTTGACTCAAATCCATTCTCTTGATATAATCATCTATGACAACATTTGACGAAACCTTCTATCAAAATATTATGAGCTCCAATCAAGACGATCTTATTGGCAACGATTATTTGTTTAACCTAAAAACTGATACAGCAGGTAACTTTGTAATGTCTTACGCTGAAAACAATGATGTTAATATTCCAGAATCTGTGGTTCGTGAATCGACCAATGGGTTTTGGAAATATGAAGAAGATCAAACTCTAAAAGAGATTCAAGATTATATTTCTGGCACTTATAAATCTCACTACACTTCTAAAGAATCTAAAACTCAAACTCTTGATTTGATTGAGAGTATTGGTGATGCCGAACCATTTTGCCGATCAAATGCTATCAAGTATCTTTCGCGTTTTGGCAAAAAGAATGGAAAATCCAAACAGGATATTCTAAAGGCAATCCATTATTGCATTCTACTTTATCACTTCGCTGGTCTTCATAAAAACACTAGCGACTATCCCTATTGATCATTAAACTGCGAGATTCAAGCATGAAACTATCAAACAAAACCGTTTCCATTCTAAAAAACTTTTCCAACATTAATGAATCCATTCTTTTTAAGAAAGGAAACACTCTAAGCACTATTTCTGTTATGCAGAATATTTTTGCTGAAGTTGAAATCGAAGAAGATATTCCTAAAGATTTTGGTATTTACGATCTAGGTCAGTTCTTGCAGACGCTTGACCTGTATCAGTCTCCAGAACTTGATTTTACAAAGGAAGACTTCCTGGTTGTTCGTGAAGGCAAGTCTAAAACCAAATACTTTTTTGCTGATGCAAATGTAATCGTAACACCTCCTGAAGAACCAATCAAAGTACCTGAACAAGACGTAACTTTTAATCTAACAACTGATCAGTTGACTAAGATTCTAAAAGCTGCAACTGTAATGCACCTTCCAGATCTATCAGTTATTGGAGAAGCGGGAGTTGTGAAAATGGTTGCCCGAGACAAGAGGAATGATACTTCAAATGATTACTCGATTGTAGTTGGGGAAACTAATCATACTTTTACTTTTAACTATCGAGTAGAAAATCTTAAGATTCTTCCTGGGTCTTATACTGTGATGATTTCTAAAAAGTTTATCTCTAAGTTTGTTAGTAGTAACCATAAACTATCTTACCTGATTGCTCTCGAACCCGATTCTTCTTTCGATGATTGAACCTCTTTCTAACACTGTCTCTTGGGAAAGAACTATCCATAGTTCTTCCGAAGAGTTTTTTGTAATCGATAACTTTCTGAGACCAGAACATTTTAGGATGTTTAAAAACTCTGTAGAAAGTTTTGAACAACCTTGGAGTTTTATTCCTTCAGTATCTTCAAAATCTGATTACGAGACTACTGGACTTAAAAATGCTTATGGATTCACTTTTGTATATGCTTTAGATGATCATTATTTGCATGAAACAATGGCGGCAACTCCATATGTAGGTGCCTTTAATGAACAAGTAAAAAAATATTTTAAAATGCCATCAAATACTCAAATCCATAGAAGTAATGTTTTTATGACAACTTATCGGGGAGATCAGGTATTATCTTTTACTCCTCATGTAGATACTGTTATTCCTCACTATACATGCATCTATCATTTTCATAATACAGACGCTCCTACGATTTTCTATAATGAAACTCATGAGGGGATTGAACCCTATGAAGGTGAAGTTACTATCAAAGAAAAAGTAGATTCTGTTGAAAATCGATTGATTATGTTTAAGGGGAACACTCTTCATTCTGGATGTGTTGCTACCAATGTTCCAAATAGAATTGTTTTAAATACAAACTTTGTTTTTGTAGACGATGTGGACAACCTTAACAGTTGATGAAGATGGAGTAGTTACATTTCCTCCAAGTATTATTGAAAAACTTGGATGGGAAGAGGGTGATCTGCTAGAATGGATTGACCGTGGCGACGGTTCATTTGAACTAAAAAAGAAACTTTATTATGAAAAAGACTGACTTTCTTTGGGTAGAATCTTACCGCCCAAAGACCATTGAAGATTGTATTTTGCCCGAGCACATTAAAGAAACGTTTCAGAGTTTCCTAAATAAGGGCGAAATACCAAACTTGCTACTATCTGGTCCTCCTGGTATTGGAAAAACCACAGTAGCAAAAGCACTTTGCCATCAACTAGGAGCGGATTACTATGTCATTAATGGATCCGATGAAGGACGATTTTTGGACACGGTACGGAACCAAGCAAAAAACTTTGCATCGACCGTATCACTTCAAACGTCTTCTGCACACAAAGTCATCATTATTGACGAAGCAGATAACACAGGGAACGACGTACAACTCCTCCTACGGGCAAATATTGAGGCGTTTTATAGCAACTGTAGGTTCATCTTTACCTGCAACTACAAAAACAAAATCATTGAACCTCTCCAGTCCAGATGCGCCTGCATCGACTTTACGATTAAATCAAAAGAAAAACCCAAACTTGCTGCAGGTTTTTATCAGCGCCTTCAAGGAATCTTACAAGAAAATCAAGTAGAGTATGAACCAAAAGTTTTAGGTCAGTTAATCAATACTCACTTCCCTGATTGGCGTCGTGTTCTTAATGAGTGTCAGCGTTACTCTGTAAGTGGAAAGATTGACTCTGGCATTCTTACTACCTTCTCTGATGTTTCTGTAAATGAACTTATCAAAAATCTCAAATCTAAAAACTTTACTGAGGTACGAAAGTGGGTCGTTAATAACCTGGATAACGATTCTGATGTACTTTTGCGTCGTGTTTACGATGCTCTTACTACATCCCTTGAAAATGCTAGCATTCCTGCTGCTGTGCTTATTATTGCTAGGTATCAGTATCAGATTGCGTTCGTCGCAGATCAAGAAATTAATCTTTTGGCGGCGTTGACCGAACTAATGTGTGAGTGTAACTTCAAATGAAATCTTTGAAAACCCCTCTTCGTTATCCTGGTGGCAAGTCTCGTGCTTGCTCTAAGATGGATCCATACTTTCCAGACCTACGAAACTATAAAGAATATAGAGAACCATTTCTTGGTGGTGGAAGTGTTGCGATTCACATTGCAAAGAAATATCCATCTTTAGATATCTGGGTCAATGACTTATACAATCCTCTGTATAACTTTTGGTGCATCCTTCGTGATAAACCCCTGGAACTCTATGAGTGTATAAAAGAATATAAAGAAGAACACAACACCCCAGAACTTGCTAGAGAACTGTTTGATGAAATGAAAGTCTCTTTAAATCATGAAGAGACTTGGGATTTTTATCGTGCAGTTGCTTTTTATATTATCAACAAGTGTAGTTTCTCTGGTTTAACTGAAAGTTCTTCTTTCTCTCCACAAGCAAGTGTTAGTAACTTCTCTATGAGAGGGATCGAAAAACTACCAGAATATTCTAAGATTATTAAAGATTGGGAAATTACTAACTTATCCTATGAACAACTCCTTACTGATGACAAAGAGTGCTTTACCTACCTTGATCCCCCCTACGAGATCGGAAGTAATCTTTACGGTAAGCGAGGGTCGATGCATCGATCCTTCAATCATGACACTTTTGCTGTTGATTGTGACCGTTTCATCGGTCCTCAACTTATATCTTACAATTCGTCGCAACTGATTCGTGATCGGTTTAAAGGGTGGAATGCTTCTGAATTTGACCTTACTTATACGATGAGGTCGGTAGGTGATTATATGCAAGAACAAAGAGATAGGAAAGAACTTATTTTGTTTAACTATGAAATGTCAAGTAAAGTTGTATAAAGCGGGGCAAGTCTTTGCTGAAGAAGTAATCGCAACAGATTATCAAGATGCAAAGAAAGTTGCCCTTGCCCGTAATCCAGGTGCAAAAGTTGTAAGCGTTACTGCTGTATTTAAATAATGGAACTAAAAGACTGGTTGAATTCTGTTAATCATCTCAAGAATAATCTTGTTGAAACCCCTTCGGATGCAAAAGATTATCCTCCTTTTATTATGAACAAATGTCTTTCTTCTCATGTAGATTCTTTGATTCATTCAAATCAAATGAATATGAATCATCATTTACCAAAAGATATGCAGTATAGTTATTATCTACATGCTCTTAGAGTAAAGAAAAGATTTTCTCCTTGGTTGAGGAAAGAAAAAGTTGATAATCTAGACGCCATCAAAAAATACTATGGTTATAGTGACCAGAAAGCACATCAAGTTTTGAAAATACTAAATAATAAACAGATCGACATTATCAAATCTAAACTTGAAACTGGTGGAAAAAATGGAAAATCAAATTGTTGAACCTCAGGCTCAATGGAACCCTGGGATGATGATTGAAATAACTTTGGGAGAACCTGATGATTTTCTAAAAGTTCGTGAAACTTTGACTCGCATTGGAGTTGCTTCTAGAAAAGAAAAGAAACTCTATCAAAGTGCTCACATTCTTCATAAACAGGGAAAATATTATATTACTCATTTCAAGGAGTTATTTGCCCTTGATGGTAAAAACACAAATCTTACTGTCAATGATCTTCAGAGAAGAAATAGGATTGTAAAACTATTATTTGATTGGGGATTGGTTGATGTAGTAAATCCAGAAATGATTACTGACATCGCTCCTTTAAATCAAATCAAAGTTCTTCCATATAAGGAAAAGAGTGAATGGATTCTTGAGCAAAAATATAATATTGGAAAGAAAATTAAGACAAACGAAAATGCCTAAATAAGACTGAGACCTTTCGTGCGGTCTCTACGAAAGTCGGAACACCCTATAAAGAGGTACGGTTATCACCTTGCCTCTTTTTTTGTATTATGTTATAAATATGTATGGATGCCTTCGGGGTCCACAAAACGCAATCTCGCTTTTAGGAGAGCTACAGATGAATAACCTTACAAAGTACAATGCTGCAAATCTTGACCAACTAATGGAAAGGATTCACAGAAATAGTATTGGTATGGAAGATTATTTTGATCGCATTTTTTCAGTCTCAGAAACTTTTAAATACCCACCTTATAATCTTATTAATATAAATCATAATGAATCTAAACTTGAAATTGCATTAGCAGGATTTAAACGTAAAGAAGTAGATGTCTACACAGAAAACGGAAAACTATTTATTGAAGGCAAAAAAGAAAATTCGGAAGAAAAAGTCGATTATGCCTACAAAGGTATGGCTCAACGGTCTTTTGCTAGAGCATGGGCACTCGCTGAAGATACGGAAGTTGGATCAGTTACTTTTGAGGATGGACTTCTGACAGTTGTCCTTAAGAAAGTTATTCCAGAAGCGCATCGAAGGAAAGATTATCTGTAATCCTTAACATTTTGTTTAGATTTAGGTTATGATTGATACAGAAATGTTCGTAGTGATACAATATACTATAGATAGTTATGTAAACAAAGGAGGATGGAAATGAACTTTACAATCACCACTCTTATGTTTGGATCCATTACAACTCTTTTTAGTTGGATGGTTCTCTCGCCAATACTACCATGACACATCCTGAACACATATGGAAATCATCGCAACCTTCGCACTACTCGGTTCTGCTATCTTCGGAGCATATAAACTAACGCCAAAAGTTAAATAAATAAAACTGAATATCTTTGGCGCTATGCCACGGGAGGTAACTGGCAAAATCCAGTTGACACCTCCCATTTTTTTGTGCTAAAATCCTTAGGTAAGGATAATGATTGACTATGGCTATCAAACTATGTGCAATGCGGTCTGGTGAAAAAGTGATTGCCAATGTTATGGACATGATTAGTCAAGACGGTGTGCTTGTCGGGTATAACCTAGACAGACCTTTTTTGGTTATGTTTTCTCAAAAGAAACCTACTGATGAAGAGGTAACAGAGACTGAGTTTAAGATTGGAATCACCCCTTGGATTCCTCTCACCCGAGATAGGATTATTTCAGTTCCTTTGGACGAAATCATTACGCAAGTAAATCCTATTGAAAATCTATTAAATATTTACGAAAAAGGAGTGTATGGAAATGGAAATCAAACTTTTGGTCTTGATGAACAATCAAGTTCTGATATCCCAAATTGAAGAGGTTGGGGCAGGTATTGGTGAACCCGATTGTAAACTGATTGAACCATTTCTTTTGGATAAAAATGATTTGACCTTGAGTCCGTGGTTGATTGATTTTACAACAACAAATGAATATAAAATTCATTCAGATAAAATCCTAACAATGGCAGATCCAAAACCAACGATTTTAGAAAAATACCAAAACCTTATTAAATGAAGTTCTATACCAACGTTCAAATGATCGGCAACAAGTTTCTTGTTCGCGGATATGAAAACGGAAATCATGTTATGTTTAAAGAGGAGTATTTTCCTACTCTTTATATCAAGTCTAATAAAGAATCAAAATATAAAACTCTTGAAGGTGAATATGTTGAACCTGTTAACCCAGGGACAGTAAAAGATTGTAGAGAATTTTATTCTAAGTATGAAAATGTTGATGCATTTAAGATCTATGGTAATGATAGATATATCTATCAGTATATCTCAGACAAATATCCAGAAGACGAAATCAAGTTTGACATTACCAAAATTAAACTTGTGACTTTGGATATTGAGGTAGGATCTGAGAATGGGTTTCCAGATCCTAAGGTTGCAGACCAAGAGATTCTTTTGATTACGATTCAAGACTATGCAACAAAACAAATCACTACATGGGGTAATGGTAAGTTTGATAATAAACAAAAGAATGTATCTTATCGACAGTTTAACAATGAGTATGATCTTCTAAATGATTTTCTTTCTGTTTGGGAAAATTCTACTCCAGAAGTAATCACTGGATGGAATGTTCAGTTTTTCGATATCCCATTCATTTACTCTAGACTTGAAAAAGTTCTTGGAGAAAAGAGGGCAAAGGCATTTTCTCCTTGGGGTCTGGTTAGTCGAAGAGAAGTCTTTATCAATAACAGGCAAAATATTGCCATGGATGTTGGTGGAATCACTCAACTAGATTATCTTGATCTTTATAAAAAGTTTACCTATAAAGCACAGGAATCATATCGTCTTGACCATATTGCTAGTGTAGAACTTGGTGCTAAGAAACTAGATCACTCTGAGTTTGATACGTTTCAAGATTTCTATACTAATGGGTGGCAAAAGTTTGTAGAGTATAACATCGTTGACGTGGAACTTGTTGACCGTCTGGAAGACACGATGAAACTTATTGAACTTGCACTAACTATGGCATATGATGCCAAGGTTAACTTTGGAGATGTATTTTATCAGGTTCGTATGTGGGATAGTATTATCTACAACTACCTGAAGAAGCGTAACGTTGTTATTCCACCTAAAGATAAGTCTCACAAAGACGGGAAATATGCTGGAGCATATGTAAAAGAACCAGTTCCTGGAATCTATGATTGGATTGTTAACTTTGACTTAAACTCTCTATATCCGCATTTGATTATGCAATCAAATATTAGTCCAGAGACTTTGGTTGAAGAGAGGTGTCCTTGTGTATCTGTTGAAAAGATTTTAAAAAAGGAGGTTGATTTAACACCATACAATAAGTATGCGGTATGTCCTAATGGTGCAATGTACCGTAAAGATTATAAAGGTGTTCTTCCTGAACTAATGGAGAAGATGTATGGAGACCGTGTTATCTTCAAAAAGAAAATGCTTGCCGCAAAGCAGGAGTACGAGAAGACTCCTACTAAAGCACTTGAAAAGGAGATCGCCAGATGTAACAACATTCAAATGGCGAAAAAGATTTCTCTTAACTCTGCTTATGGTGCTATTGGTAATCAATACTTCAGGTATTACAAACTAGCAAATGCAGAAGCTATTACTCTTTCTGGGCAAGTTGCGATTCGCTGGATTGAAGATAAAATCAACAAGTATATGAATCGTGTATTAAAAACTGAGGATATTGATTATGTTATTGCTTCTGATACTGATTCTATCTATATCCATATGGATCCTTTGGTTGAACGTGTATACGCCACAAGAGAGAAAACTACTCAAAGCATTGTCAACTTCCTTGATAAGGTCGCTAAGGTGGAACTTGAAAAATATATTGAAAGTTCTTACCAAGAACTGGCGCAATACATGAATGCTTATGAGCAGAAAATGCAGATGAAACGTGAAAATATTGCTGATCGTGCTATCTGGACAGCAAAGAAGCGTTATATCATGAATGTTTGGGATAGTGAAGGTGTTCGATATACTGAACCTAAACTTAAGATGATGGGAATCGAAGCAGTAAAATCATCAACACCTGCACCTTGTAGGAAGATGATTAAGGATGCACTTAAACTAATGATGAGTGGTACTGAAGATGATGTGATTCAGTTTATTGCTAAATGTAGAAAAGAGTTTAATAGTCTTTCTCCAGAAGAGATTTCTTTTCCTCGATCTGCTTCCGATGTAGTAAAGTGGAAATCATCTTTTCAAATCTATCAGAAAGGAACTCCTATTCATGTGAGGGGAGCACTATTATTCAATCATCACATTGAAAAGAATGGATTGACTAAGAAGTATTCTTTGATTCAAAATGGAGAAAAGATTAAGTTCTGTTATTTGAAAAAACCTAATCCATTGTTTGAAAATGTTATTTCATTTATTCAAGATTTCCCTAAAGAACTTGGTATAACTAGGTATGTAGATTACGATTTGCAGTTTGAGAAAGGATTTTTGGAACCAGTTAAAGTTATTTTAAATACCATTGGTTGGCAGTCTGAAAAGAAATCTTCTCTTGCATCTTTCTTTGGGTAGTAGTATAATGCATTTAAAACTGAATAATGATGAGATTGGATTATTGCTTAGTGTTTTGAGTCGTCGCTATACAGATCCAAATGTTCATAGTGACGAAGATATCAAACACTTGTATAATAAAATATGGTCTTGGAACATAAACATTAGAGGAAAAGAAGATGGATTTTCTTAAAGATATTGTTAAAGAAATCGGTGATGACTTCACTAAACTAGCATCAGACATTGATGAAACTGAAACTTATGTTGACACAGGTTCGTACATTTTTAATGGACTTTGTTCGGGTAGTTTATTTGGGGGTGTATCTGGCAATAAGATTACTGCTATTGCTGGAGAGTCTTCTACTGGAAAGACTTTCTTCTCTCTCGCTGTGGTTAAGAATTTTCTTGATACTAACCCCGATGGTTATTGTCTCTACTTTGATA